CTTCGCCCTCACTATCGGCGTCAGGGTGAGGGAGTGAAGGGTTTACGGAAAAGTATTTGGACACGTTCATGATCAAGCCCCCTTACGTGCAGACACGCGAACCACCGAATAGGGCAGGCCAGCGGTGGTGTGGGCAGTCACCAGTTGGCGCGAGGGCTTGAAATGTTCAGCGATTGCACGCCACGCCACCACTTCACGCCCGGGGCAATGGGACACGGCAGCGCGGTAAAGATCCCCTTCGAATGTTTCCACCCCGGCCAGGATCAATTCGGCCTTCAGTGCTTTGGCTTCGCTGTCAATCTCAGCAGCGGCAGCGGCCAGCACGCCCAGCCGGTCAACGATAGCGGCCAGGGTTTGCGAATGTTCGTTTTTCATGATGGTTTACCTTTACAAGTTACGGGTTACAGGGAAAAGAGAAAAGACATAAGGGCGCAAAGCCCGAACATGAACAGGGCAGCGCCCGCCCAGATTGCAAAGCCTGACGGCTCGGGCTTAACGGGTGCTGGGTACATGTCGATGTAGGTCAATTGGTGGCGGTTCATTTGGTTTCTTTCAATTACAGGTTACGGGTTACAGGTGCTGGACTAACCCAGCGGGTTACATGATAACATAAATCTAACCCAGCGGGGCAAGGATTATTTACTAGGGACAAACCCTAGGCGATACATCAGCACCGCCGCATCGCGTTCTTCACGGGTTGCAAAGCGCCCGAGGTGTTTCACTTTCCCATCAACCCTCACGGCGGCTTGCCACGTTTTGCGCTCACGGGGCACGCGCTTTACCAGGTCACCAGTGCGCAGCCAGTGCAGCACGATTGACGCGCTCACGGCCCGGCCTTCGAATCGAACGGTGGCACCGCATCGCACGCGCACCCGTTGTTCGGTCAATCCATGGGTCCAGGTTTCGATGCGATGTAGCGCGCCCTCATGTTCTACAAATTCAAACCCCGTCATCACGGGTTTAATTACAGGTGCGACAAATCGCGCAGGCTTTACGGGTTGCTCGGGCTTCACCGATTCAATGGTTAGCCCGAGCATCTCGCGCAGCTGGGTATCGGTGAGCTGTTCGATTTGGTCAAAGTCTAGGTCTGTCTTGGCATAAAGCCGTTCAATCATGTCGTCACGTTGCATAATTTCCCCTTGTTAGCGGTTGTTAGCATGTTAGCATGATTTTGTGACAATCGGTACATTGTGACTTGTACGGGGATAAAAGGATTCAGGATTCTCGGATTAAAAGACCTAATTCAAAAATCGTATTTCTGCCCCCTCGCCTGCGCGATGTCACCAGTGTACAGATCCCCGAGAATCACGGCTAACGCGCTAACGATTCCCGAGAATCACGGCTAACGCGCTAACATGCTAACACCGCTAAAACCCGATGGGTTGACCTTGATTCACGGCACCCACTGGGTGCACTGGTGCATGGATTAATCGGCACCCATTGGGTGCACTGGTGCCGCGATGCCGTGGTTCCCGAGGCCCCCGGGTAGGGCCGAGCGACAAGGGTGTGCGGTCACGGCGGTACCACAGACAATTTTTTAAAATTTTTCAAAGCATCACAGACCCAGTGGGTTCATATATACACTGAACATCACCTGTGGTAATCTGTGGGCACTATGGACAACTCATCGACTCACTCCGTAGGCGCAGATGTCACACTGCTACCAGACTGGCTGGACCCCGCGCCTCCTAAGCCCTCACCAGAAGGCAAAGCACTCGTACTCGTACAGTATGAGCAGGTCTTCATGCGTGCCATCGACTCGATTGCCCATGGCAAGTCGCTGTCCCAGATCCTCAAGGATGATCAGCGGGACATCGACTACAACGATTTCTACCGCTGGATCAAAAAAGACCCCACCCGTAAGCAGTTGTTTGACGAAGCGCAGGAGATGCGCACCGAGTTCATGGCAGGCGAGATCATCGAGATTGCCGATGCCGATGACTCGCTGGAAGATGTGAACCGCTCCAAGCTCAAGATCGACACTCGCAAGTGGCTCATGGGTGCGCACAACAAGAAAAAGTACGGAGCCACGACCAGCATCGAGATGACTGGTGGGATCAGTATCACGGGAGCGCTGGCTGCGGCCCAGGCTCGGATCATTGACGTGGACGTGACGGATGTGGAGGTGAGGGAATGAAGCTGCTTTTGCTTTGCTTGGTGGTTCTTGCCATCGTATGGTTCATTGAGTGGGTGTTTGGCTGATGCAGAAACCCATTTACTCCCCAGACGAGGAACAAACGCTGATGACTCAGTTGTGGAGTCCGCAGATTGCGGACAACCCTGAGACGTTTGTCCTGTTTGCGTTCCCATGGGGGCAGAAGAACACCCCACTCGAACACTTCAAAGGCCCACGCGCATGGCAGCGCAGGACGCTCAGGAAGATTGCCGATCACATCAAGGCCAACCGTGGGAAGATAGACATGGACGCCCTGCGGCGCTCCGTCTCCTCGGGCCGGGGGATCGGGAAGTCAGCACTGGTTAGCTGGCTGATCCTGTGGATGCTGTCAACCCGGATCGGCAGTAGCGTCATCGTGTCGGCTAACAGCGAGAACCAGCTTCGTACCGTGACATGGGGTGAGCTGACTAAGTGGGCCACCATGAGCATCAACTCCCACTGGTGGGAACCATCGGCCACAAAGCTGGTGCCCGCGCAGTGGCTGACCGAGCTGGTCGAGCGTGATCTCAAGAAGGGCACCCGCTACTGGGCCGCTGAGGGCAAGCTGTGGTCCGAGGAGAACCCCGACAGCTACGCAGGTGTGCACAACCACGACGGGATGATGGTCATCTTCGACGAGGCCAGCGGCATCCCTGACGGCATCTGGTCAGTGGCCTCGGGGTTCTTTACAGAGAAGATCTTGGATCGCTACTGGTTCGCGTTCAGTAACCCACGGCGCAACACCGGGTACTTCTTCGAGACGTTCCACGGCAAGCGGGACTTTTGGGACAACGAGATCATCGACGCCCGCACAGTCGAGGGCACGGACAAAGCGGTCTATGACCAGATCATCGCCGAGTACGGGGAAGACTCCATACAGGCCCGGGTCGAGGTCTACGGTGAGTTCCCCGCCGCTGGTGAAGACCAGTTTATCTCGCCCGTAGTGGTCGAGGATGCGTTCAAACGAGAGCGGTGGAAAGACATGACCGCACCCATCGTGATCGGCGTGGACCCTGCCCGTGGCGGCATGGACAGCACCGTGATCCTTGTGCGCCAAGGGCGGGACATCATCTCCATCAAACGCCTCAAGGGCGAGGACACCATGAGTGTCGTGGGCCACGTCATCGATGCCATCGAGGAGTTCAAGCCCGCGCTCACCGTGATTGACGAGGGTGGCCTGGGCTACGGCATCTTGGACAGACTCACCGAGCAGCGGTACAAGGTGCGCGGGGTGAACTTCGCGTGGAAAGCCAAAAACCCTGTCATGTGGGGCAACAAGCGGGCCGAGATCTGGGGTGCCATGCGCGATTGGCTCAAAACAGCCTCGATTCCCCAGGACAGATCACTAAAGAACGACCTGGTTGGCCCGATGAAGAAGCCCAACTCGGCGGGCACCATCTTCTTGGAAGGTAAAAAGGAGATGAAGGCCCGTGGACTGGCCTCTCCTGACGCTGCGGACGCCTTGGCCGTCACGTTTGCGTACCCCGTGGCCTCGCGGGAGTACAATTCTCGTAACACAACGCGCACGATCAACATGGATCGCGGTGCAGTATCATCTTCTTGGATGGGATCATGACACTTAAAGCGATGCAAAATTGCCTCATCATTGAGGTGGATGTCGAAAAACACGCCATGTTTGAGCTACTTTCGACAGAAAAGCAGGAAACGGGTATAGTCGTGTCCGCTGGCCCTGACTGCAAGGAATTGAAGGTCGGGGACCATCTTTATTTTGGCGTGGGGCAGGAATTCAAGCATAACGGCAAAGAATATGTCGTCATGCGCGAACCTCACGTATTAGGAGTCCTCAATGGCTGATCAGACCGGCATCGCCGCCGCAGGTTATGTTGCCCAAGGCGGCAAGCCCGACAAAACCAAGTCAGGCATTTTGGCGCAAGCCCGTTCGCGCCTTGATTTGGCCATGTCGGCTTTATCTGAAAGCCGAGAAGATGAGATTGACGACCTGAAATTTTACGCAGGAAGTCCGGACAATTCTTGGCAATGGCCAGCCGATGTGCTGGCAACCCGTGGTGCCGTGCAGGGTCAGACCATCAACG